TTTTCCAAAACCCTTTCAGTTTCTCTATTCTTTTAATCTATCCATTCTTCGTTCCCTCCACACATTCCCTGCATATATACATTTCTGTTTTTCTTTTAGTTTTTATATATTCGTATTGTTCGTATGTGATATCTCTGTTGCAGTAATAGCAGTAGACAATTGGGGGGGCTTTTTCTATCTTCTCCATTTACTCTACTCCTCTTTTCGCATTGGCAATTTCTATTCTTAAATTAGTATCTGGTTGCCATTCTTTTAAATAATCTAACGCTTCTTTATTCCTAACGGTAGGCGTATCCCTGTAAGTCGGAATGTCAAAATGGTCTTTGAAGTCTTTCCAAATTCGTCTAAATACTTTATCTTTTAGTTTTTCATTTTTATAGGCTTCGCTTTTCTTTCCGCCTAAAAATGATAGGGCAATATTCTTGTGTAAGTCATTTAATGCCTTTTGCTGGGAACTACTTATAGTCATGCTATCCTCTAAGTTTTCAATTCTATTTACGTTTTCTTCCATGTGTTCCACAATATTTTGTATTTTCTTATCGTGTGCGAATATGGCTTGTAGTTCTGGAGATAGATTGCTATACGTTCCTGTTTTTCTAATGCTCGGTAGAACTTCGGATGTCACCCAGCGTTTAAATTTCTTTGCGTTTGGCAATTTACTGCCCAATACTAAGGAATACAGACCGCTTTCGTTGATAACTGTCATTCCTCTATTGGGGATTTCTAAGGTAGCGTTTTCCGACCTTTGGATTATTTCCTTATCCTCAACCTCTATGTGAGTGGAAAGTGCATCTTTAGTATTTATATATCCCAAAGCCTCCGCCACATCTTTTCCTACGAACCACACTTCACTATTTATTTCAACCGTTCTAATTTCTCCAAACTCTGCGCTTTCAAATATTTTTAATTCATTCATCTTCCAATATCCTCCTTTGATAAATTATCGTATCCGTTCGTTCAAAATGTTCGCAACTCGGTGCCATATTCCAGTCAATCCGATAACTCCATGGACAAGTCGGAACGTCTTTCACAATAGTTTCTTCGTCATAATCTGCTACTATATCCTTGATTTCTGATTGCTTACACATAAAACAATTCTTTCCTACTGGATTCTTTAAACACGTATTTTCGTGCTTCAACATTCCCCATTTGGTTTTCAACACTTTTCCACAATACTCGCATTTGTATGCTATTATCCGCTTCATGTTCGTATCTCCTATTCCTTGTTTACATCTAGTAATTGCTTTTCTAAGTCTGCATAATCATAAGTTCTTTGATTAAAATTATTAAACTTATTCGGTGCACCTGTTTTCCGTGGTGCTGTTTTTACCTTTTCCTCACTTCGTTCCCAGTACCTTACTGCTGCTTTCCAGTCTTTCATCTTTGTTTTTCCAACTAACCAACCTTTGCTTGCGTAATAATCTACAAAGCGTTCTGGGTCAACATTGTTTTTTCTTTCAAGACAAAACTGTTTCACTTGCTCGATTGTGGGTGGGGTGCTTTTTTTATTACCACTCTCTTTAATATCATTTACATTATCAGTATCATTTACAGTAACATTATCAGTAACAGTATCAGTATCAGGTTTTTTTGCTTTCGTTTGCTTTTCCGAGAAACCATTTGCTTTTTTTGCTTTCGTTTGCTTTTCTTTGCTTTCTTCTTTTTTAGGTCTTCCACCAAGTTTCCCTGCTTCTTTTCGCCTCGTTACTGTCTGTTCGTATTTCTCTTTATCTCTATCCATTTGGGCTTTAATAAAACTAAATGCCATCTTTGTTATCCCATCCATTTGAGGAAGTTCTTTCTCGGATGCGTATAGCATAATTACAGTTAATAAATCGCCCCTCTGTTCCCTGTTTAAGAGTTCTATGTGTTCCATATAGTCGGCATACATTACAAAGCTGTTTTTCTTCTCGTTCACTGCATCACCTACTGTTCTATTAATATTATTTCTATGCGTGGCTTTCCTCTATCCAATAGAAATTCGTCTGTAAATCCTGTTACATGGTCCCAACCATCATCTTTTAATACCTTGCATTTCACCAATGCATCCTGTATTACTTTTCTGCCAAAGCTAGACACATTGTCATGGTCACGTTTTTTATTCTGTTCATACCATGTAAATTTTATATGCACTGGCTTTTCTATCTGTATTCCTCTTAATTGTTGCCGTATTGCCTGTATGCAAATCGCTTCATTATCAGCTTTCATCTTCCCCCCCTTGTATGGGTTCGTTCTGTTAGCTGCTGTATATTCATTTAGTCCGTCTAATCGCCCTAAAATTACAAATCTATATTTCATATACCCTCCTTTATTTGAGGGGTGTATTTTGGAGGCAACACCCCTCATGGCTTATACTGTCGTGAAATAGTATTAAACAAGCCTTTACTGAACATGACACTAATCTATAGCCAAGACTTCCCAAAAAGTTCTCTAAAGGCGGTTCTCGTACCTTTGTTTTCTTCAAAGTAGGTCTGTGCTAACCTTTTAAACTTTAAATCTAATTCTCTGTTGAAATGTACACCATAATTGCTTGTATTGTGCCAATCTGGACGCAGTGGCAAGAGAAAACCAAACTCCTCAGACAACTTTCTATTACTGCCACCAAACACATGATGTATTGCTATGTAATCGCTTCCTGTTATATAACAATGTTCCAAATCGTCTGTTAAAACACTAAATAACTTTTTCATCTAAACTTCCCCTAACAACTCACTAAAATGAATCGGCTTTGTTAGCACTTTTGTTCGCTTACAGTAATCACAGGTGCAACACCGTATTGGCTCATATTCGCCATTTTTAAGACTTAAAATTTTATGGGTATTACTTTCTACCTCTATCAGCTTTTCTTTTAAATGCTGGTCATCTATGTAGATAATTTCAATATCTGTTTCTTTCTCTTTTGATGCCGCCGCAATATAAAACGGTAATCTCTCCCCTGTATTTTGATATACTACTTCTTGATATATCGCTCCTTGTATGTCATAACCCCAATACTGCACAAAATCCATATAACCATAATCTTTTATATGCTTGATTTCTTTTAAAGATTTCATGACCTTTAAATCAACTATGCAACGTTTTTTTAAATAGCTATCTATCTTTATTTTCCACTTAGCATCAAATAAATCTGCGGTCATAATCACTTGTTTTTCACCACTCATGCTTTTCATAAAATATTCATCACGTTCGATTCGATTAATAATTTCTTCTGCTTTTCTATAATCTGCTTTTAAGCCCCCCTGTTTTGTAAATATCTCTGGGTTTTGTGCTTTGAACAAATCAAGTGTTCCTTCAAAATGTGAGTCTACATAAGAACCAACTAATAAGGCTGGGCTTTTTTCTATATCCCATTCTCCATTTAGTTTCGCTATCGCCTGTGCTTCACAAGCTACCTTTCCTAATGTTCCGACAAAATCCTTATACTGGCTTACTGATAGGTATTCTCTACTCGCTTCTGGGCTAAAATAATTTTCATTTGTTAATATCATTCTGCACCTCCAAATACATCAATTACTTTTGGTGTTTCCTTTGTTACATCTTCAATTTCACCCTCTGTATGTATTCCCATTAGTGCATTTGGTATATGTACCCTAGCAAAAAATGAAGATGCTCTGTATGCCAACATTTGCTCCGGCATGGTCTTCCATTTAGAACCTGTCTTGTTAAGCCACCCTTCCGCTTTTGCCATTTCTATTGTTATCTCTGTTCCATGCACTGTTTCGCCGTCTTCTATGCGTACAGCTTGCACATAACAACCTCTTGTATCTGTTCCTTTTTCTCCTGTATATACATGCTTAATATTTCTAAACTTTCCACTCCCATTAATCAAGGACATACAGGCTTGTCCGCTCCATGATGGCTTTCCTTGTACAACATATAAATTCTGCATTACCATCATAGGATTTACACCCATTCTATTTGCCATATCAACTGCTATCGCACAATCCATAGGCTTACCCTGATACGATTGAGGAACTAATGTAGAAATAGCCAACATCTTACCCATATCATACAATTCTTTGAAATTTGCCATTGTTGCAAAATTTGCGTCTAGTCCTTGTAGCTGGCTATTCTCTACTTGTGCAATTTCTTGTTTAACTTCTTTTTCTGCATTTTCTGCTCCCATACTATTTTTCCTCTTCCTCTTCATTCTTTTTTCTTCGTTCTTGCTCTTTTTCATATTGTTCATAGAAATCTAAGTTATCTGGTATATACATGATTAATCCTCCACTATCACACAAAACTCCTCTTTGTTGTTGAATTTATCCAATAAGTCCATTTGTAAAACTTCTAACTCTCGGTCTGCTAAATCTGTTGTATACTTTAGGTTCTCTCTAGTAGTTATCGTCACAATCGCGCCGCCATTAAATTTTTCTAGTTTCGCTATCAATTCTCTTGTTGTCATTCTTGCTTTTCCTCCGATTCCGTGCTACAATGCACGTATTAATGTTTTTTTATTTACTTTCCCTTGAGGTTGCCGCCTCTTGGGAATTTTTTTATTCTCTTTAGTAATCTCTTAAACCAGTTTTCTCTTTTCGCCCAAATCATTCGTTAATCTTCACCCATATCCTTTCTATATCTCTAATAAATGCGTCTTTAACTAAACAAGCTTCTTCCTTTGTCAGACCTCTCGCTACGCTCTTTAAAGTAAGTGCTACTATATATCCTAATTCCTCAACTACTACTGTAGATTCACCACTATGCTTAACTGTGTATTTCTTACCTTTTTTTACTTTTGCTTTAATCACTTACTTTTTCCTCCTAATTTCTACAATTACTTCTTCCCATGTAAACTCCTCTTTAAGCCATGCGATTGAATAGAATAATATTGCTAAAGCTAATAAAATTAGAGTTGGAAGTATGTTGTCGCTGTCTGCTAAAAACCAGCAGCTAACACAAATATAAGTGCTATTGCTTCCATGCTACGCTTGTCCACCCCCTTCCAAATCCTTTACATTAAATGGGTCTAATAAGTCTTTTCCATCATAATCCTCTAAAAACTTCAAAAGTGTTTCCTTGCGACATTTAAGGTTTCCCAATTTCATAAATCGCAATAACCCTGCTTTTTTCAAATCATACACATAATTAGGGCTACATTTAAGTAAGCTTGCTACTTCTTTTACTGTATATAAAATATCCTCCATTTTCCTCGCCTCCCTACTTTTCTAATTCATAATCATTTAATCTTCCTGTTCTTAATTTAGCGTTATATGTATAAACAAGCTGTCTTGCAAATCTTTTATCTCCACCATCTTTATACGCTTTTCCCTCTCTTATAATTGCAAGAGGTGAAACCTTACTGAATTGAGATATCGCTTTCTTTCTATCTACATTTTCTTTATATATTGTGTAAAAAATATGCATACCACTAAGAATTTCTTTACTATAGCTTTCTGCTGCACCACCCCATGCATCTCTAATAATCTCTAAAATAGAAACAAAATCATTTTTGTAAGTACACTTAAATATTTTGCATATTGTTGCATAAGCAATTAATCTTCCATGCCCTTTTCCTGCCGCAAAATCAAAGGTGATTCCCATTCCATTTATAAGATTATAAAGTTCAACCATATCTACATCACCAGAAGCATATAATGCTTTCATTCTTGCATTTGCCTTTACTGCTCTTGATATACCATTTTGCTGGGCGAATAATCTAGCTTCTTCCTCAAGTGTTAAATCCCTGTATATTTTGCATTCAACCATTAAGTCTTTATTACCATTCTTCATTTTTAATGCTGCTAATGTATGCTGTCCATCAAATACATAGTATTTTCCATCTCTTTTCGATACTTTTACTGGATTAACTAAACTTGCATTGAAATTTGATACAATATTTTTTACTCTGCCATAATCTACATTTCTTTGATAAGATGGTTCTGCTAGAATATCTCGGCTATTAATTTGACCGTATGTGTAATTTGTGTTATGATTATTCATATAAATAAGTTCCTTTCATTGTTTGCATGGCTGCTACTGATTCCGTCAGTGTAGCCATTATTTTTTTATTGTTTTGGGGTTCCATTACTAGTTCTTTTTGGTCTTCTAGGATAAGGCTTAAGTTGCGTAGGTAGGTTTGAAAATTAACTTCAAATTCCTCAATTACATCATCAATCGTGTGTACGACTTCCTTATCTTTGTCATGTAACTCTTGTACAATTTTTTCAACATCTGACGTTTTCAAGTTTGGGTCTGTTTTATATATCTCTCCTCTGAAATCTCTTATCGTTTTAGATGAGCGTTCTCTACCTCCTAAACACGCTCTACACGTACCCTTTCCAACATAAAACTCTGTTGCTGGCAATTCTTTTTCACACTTCCTACAAACCTTTGTTTCTGCTTCTTTGTTCCTAATTTCTTTATAAATAGCATTCACGGTATTACCTTTCCCACCTGTTCTTGCTCTGTCAATTTGTTCCTGTGTGCCTTTTTTGATTATTTTTTCTGTTTTGTCAATGGTGTCGTGAGAAACTCCTGCTAGTTTGGCGATTTCTTTTCGTGTTTCTATTTGATTAATCGACTCTATAGGTTTAGCAGATTTCTGCGAACCCTTTCCGTAATATCTTCCAGACTCTTCTAGGTTCCCCTTCGCCTTTTTCCTAAACAACGGCTTCAACCTCAAAGCCAACTCTCCCCTATGAAACATTGATAGATTTCTTCTTCCAAATTGATTTAGAATAATCCATTCAATCGCTTCTTCTTTAGTAGAAAATTCTTTTTCCATCGTCTTAAATTCAATACCATGCTCGGTGCATATTCCATACCGATTGTGACCATCAACTATGTAGCTATCCCACACCACAATCGCATCTCTGCATCCTTCTTTTAAAATGTTTTCTTCTAACTGATTAAGTTCCTCTAGGGATAGTGGAGGTATCAATTTCTTAAACTCTTCATTGATTAAAATCATTTGTTTATCTACCCTCTTTCTCTTTGTTTTATTGTAATAACTTCCCTTTCCCCTATAATGTAGCTACCAATACTGCGAATATTGGAATACATATGAAAGGAGATTTTTATATGGCAAAAGGTAAATCATGTAAACCGTCGCCTAAGGTTAGTAAGGCCGGTAAAACTCTTTCGACCAGTACGTCAAAAAGTGCAAAATCAAAAGCTGGAACTACTCTGGCAAACCATAAAGCACAAAGTCATTAGTTACAGTGTTTTAAATAGCATTTTTGAGAGCTCCGTCATAGCACTCAATTCCGCTGGTGTAGGGTTGTCCTTCTGGGCGACCCTAATTACGAAATCACCTAAGGAGAGTACCATATCTTCGTAAACTGATTTCTCTTCATCTTTTCCATTTCCCATTTCTTCACCTCCTACACTACTTCTTTTTCAACTTTATCTGTTTCTAAAAAACATTTGTTCCAAACATATTTTCTTGATTTACTCACACTTTTATGATAATATATGCATATCGAACTAACATTCGGATAAAATATTATAGAAAGGTGGTGAAATCAATGGCTGATAATCTTTATAAACCAGGAACCGATAATCTTCCGGCTGGGCAGTACCAAGAAGTTGGACCTCGTGGCGGTGCTGTTCCTAAACCTAGGAATATTGAGATTGACCCTGGCGACCGACTTCCTCCAACACAGGAAAAAGGGCGAAAATGGGTAAAAAAGTAATTAAAGGGCTACTATTTAGTAGTCTTTTATATTGCAATCCTTTTCCTCCAAAAACAAAAACATTTACCGAATACATTAATTTGTAACCATGATTCTGCATATCTATTGCCTTTTTCTTCATATTTTGTCATATAGTGCTTCACTACTTACTCCCACCTCCTGCCTAATCCCTAAAAGGGTATTTCCATCTACTTCTAGTGCTATTGCTATTTTCTCAATTTCACACACCTTTATCACCCTGCGACCATTTAGCATATCGCTTAAAACTTTTTCACTTATCCCAATCTTTTTAGCGAACACTTTTTGTTTGATTCCCTTTTCGTTGAGAATCTCAACAATATTTTCAGCTACTGGACTGTTGTAATTTTTGATGCTCATTTACTACCTCCTACACCACTTCTTTTTCAGTTTTATCTGTTTCTGTTATTCTTGTTGCCAACAAATACGTCACCAACAATGTCATTGCTATTGGAATCTTTCCCATGAGCAACATTACGATGAACATTATTCGCATTAGGGTTAGTGTTTTTTGATAATTAAAGATGCGCTTCATTTTTAACCCTGTTTTGTATCATAGAGATGACTTCTTCAATCTCCCACACTGATAAATTATCTTCTTTGAACTTTCCCATTATTTCACCAGTAATTATTCCCTGTACCCTGCGTCGTTCGTCTATCTCTTTTCCTAATTCTTTAAACTCTTTACTTTCTATAATACTTCCAAACATTCTGCACCCCCTATGCTGACTGTTGAGTTTCCCTAAGAAATTTATTAATAAAGTATATTTGCCCTTTACCAGTAACTTTGGTTGTTCTTGTTGTTCTCGTGCTTCCATCTGGATTACTGATAGTTCTTTCTTTTATCTCAAATAATCCTTTTTCCATAGATTTTTGTGTCGGCATATTTTTATCTGAACCACATTTCATTAAGTAGCCATTGTTTCTAAGCCATTCAAATAATCTTTTTTGTCCTGTATCTTTTCCGTTTTGCTTAATCAACTTCGCCAACTCTCCTATTAATATGGAATCATCTGCAACTAATACTGCATCTGCAAAAATTTCTTTTGGTTTCATTCTTTTTACATCTTCCAAAAGAACAACTTTTTCCTCTTTCAAAGTGTTAATTTGTTTATCTGCCAATTTCAATGCCCTAGCAAAAATCTGTTCTGGTGTGTTCCATGCTTTTTCTAAATCTAAAAAGTATTGTCTGTACTGCTTCCCTTTTTCAGAACGTTGTATCATGCATATTTGCTTTGCCATGTCAATAGAAAGTAGATGTTCCACAAATGTTGTTTCATTCCCTTGAGCTGTTAGTCTTTTTTGACTAATAGCCTTGTAATCCGTGTTTTCTGTAAATCCATAATCCGCCATTCTTTCTAGCCACTTCGAATATTGAGTCTTAACTTCTAACCCCTCATGTAAATCTCTTGCTGACACAGTAGGTTGTTCTGTATCGTGGTTAATTTTAATTATTTCATTCATTGTTCGCCCTCCTTTTCAAGTTTGCATTTTGCGACCTCGTTGTCAAAAAAAATAAATTGAACACTTTTTTTGTAATAATTCGCAATTCTGATTTTAATATTATCATTTGGTGTTCGATTACCCAACTCATACATAGCATACGTTGATTGTGCAATTCCGATTGCAGCAGCTACTTGTTTTTGTGTTTTCTTGCCTCTTAATAGAATTAATTTTTCAGATATAATTTTTTGATTCATTCATTCACCTCCTTGTGCATAAATGTTATCGCATTTTGCAACTTTTGTCAATCACATTTTGCAAACTTTTTTTATTTATCACAAAATGTAATTTTTCTATTTACTTTTATCGCATTTTGTGATACTTTGTAGTTATAGAAAATAAAGGGGGAATATCTATGAACGAATTCAAGCAATTAATAGTGAAGCTAAGAGGCGAAAAGGGATGGACACAGTTACAATTAGCTAACGAATTAGGAGTTGCTAAAAGTACTATTGCATCATGGGAAACAGGTGCTCGTTCACCTGTTAGAGCAATGTATGAGCAAATAGCCGATTTATTCAATGTTGATATTGATTATCTATATGGAAGAACTAATATTCGACAAAAGATTCATTTTGATAATGATGGAACACCTTATACGGCTCCCTCACTAAACACTGATATTCGAAGAATTGAGCGAGCACGAAAAAAAATGCCTCCTAAAGAACAGCAAAAGATGATGAAGATTTTAGAGGCCTCCTTTGAGAATTACTTTGAAGATGATTATGAAGATGGAGATAACGATTAATTGATTAGTAGACAACGTAGAACTGAAATCAAGCATATTTTAATCAAGACTTTATCCTTCACTGGTTCCATGACTCTTCCTGTAAATATCAAGGCTATCATCAAGCATTATTCATATATACGACTAATACCTTACAGCACACATATGAGAAGGCACAACCTCACTTATCCCGAAATGCTTAGCCATGCCAACACGCCAGATGCCTGTACTAATTTGCTGACTATTGATAACCAAAAAAAATACCTTATCTTTTATAATGATATTGACAAAAATATAAATCTATCAAATCGATATCGTTGGAATATTGCACATGAATTAGGGCATATATTAATGTGCCACTTGGAACTGAATGATAAAACCAGGATTTTCAGAAGTCAATTATCTGATTTTGAATATGATTCATTAGAGGAAGAAGCTGACTATTTTGCCTCTCTACTTTTGGCACCATATTCGGCCATATATCTTTTTGATGTTTCTGTTGATTCTATCATGAAGATGTGTGCCATTTCACGCCCTGCCTCCAAAAGAAGATTTTACGACTTTCAGAGGTGGAAATTATCATCTATACACAAAAAAGAGTTTTATGATAAATTTATTTTTCAACACTATTACTCTTTTATCTTTAAAAAAAGATGTACAACTTGTCAAGCCGTTGTTGTTCAGCACTATGGAAAATATTGCCCTATTTGTGGCACAAAAAGCTTAATTAGAGGAGATGGACTTATGGTATACCCTAAACATGAAACAGATGAAAATGGTCGTCTAAAAAAATGTATTAGATGTCAAAACGAAGAACTGCACGGAGCCTTCTGCCATATTTGTGGCTCTATTGTAGATAATCACTGTCATTATGCACATAGTGATGATAATTACGATGAACATCATACACACTGTACACATACAGAACCCCTACCAAGTAATTCACGTTTTTGCCATATTTGTGGTGGAATATCTACTTTTTCCACTCATGAAGTCTTAGAACATTGGAATAAGGAAACATTTCCACCTTATGAAATACCAGATGGAATTGATGAAGAATTACCTTTTAATTGACAATTACATAATCTACTTCGAGCCTAATCTAGGTATAATAAAAATAATATAAAAGCACATTGACAATATAATAGATTTACCTAGGGAACTGATAGGGCGTATATCAGCCACCATCTTTCTTTGAAAGGGGGCTGAATGCTTATGAACGTTACTTTTAATGACTTATTTACATTTGTTATCATGCTAGTTGC